ACCCGACCACGACGACATCGACTACGACCCTGCCGGACTCGACGACCTCGACGGAGCAGAGTACGACAACCGTGGAGTTGCCGTCATCCTCGTTGACCCCGACATCATCTCCAACATCTCTGCCTTCATCATCGCAACCTACGAGCACGGCAGTTTCGACAACATTCCCGACGACTACGAATTCGATACCTATGCGTCCGGTGGCGACAACTGTGGTCACTTCCCCAAGCGTGAACGTTTCTACCGTTGCGCCAACGACGACGATTCCGACGACGACCTCCCTGCCGATTGAACCGGCAACACCTGAGCAGGCCATCGAGGTTCTCTCGGAAATCTCGACACCAGAAGAAGCGCAGGCAGCGATTGAAGCCATTGCCGCCAACATCGACACTTTGACTGGGGAGCAGTTGGATGAGATTGCTCAGGTCGTAAGTCAGGCCCCTACTGAGGTGAAACGGGAGTTCGAGGAACAGGTCAACATTTTCGGCGGCGGCCTCGATTCGTATGTCCCAGCGGATTCGAATGTGACTGTCGGGCAGCGTCGGGCCCTTGTCGCTATTGGTGCTGTGTTGGCGGCAGCGCCGGTATTGGCGTCCCGCCGCAAATGATATTGTCGCCGGTATGAGCAAATATTTGGCTGCCCTTGCTACCCTGGTGGTTGCGGCCTGCTCGTCGGCCTACATCATTATCACGTTGTCAGGCCAGACGAGAACTCAGGCCCTTTGGATTACTGGTATTCTGCTCACCGCTACCGTGTTGTTGACCGCTATTGAGATGAAAGACGACGACTGATGTACCCCAGCCGCAAGTTTGTGACGCCGGATGAACTAGCCAAATGTCCGAACGGGGACATCCCGGCACATTTGTTGTCGAACATTAAGCCTTACGGCCAGTTGTATTGGAAGGCTGCGAAGGCGTGGGATGCGATGCTGACGGCGGCCAAGGCCGAGGGTCTGGAGTTCTCCCATGTTGGTGCGTTGCGCACGTTGAAGGAGCAGGAGTCGCTGTTTGCGTCCCGGTATAGCACGAAGCCGTCGAAGCGTGTCCCGCAGATCACCCGCACCTACAAGGGCAAGACATGGTTCTTGAAGGACGGCATGGCTCCGGCTGGCACCCCCGGCACCTCGAAGCACGGGTGGGGTTGTGCAATCGATGTGGCTGCTGTCGTCAACAAGAAACTCATTAACCTTGGCGGGTCACAGAAGCATGTTGATTGGCTGAAGGCGAACTGTGAAAAGTTTGGTTGGGCGTGGGGTGTTGGCGACCCGTCCAACAAAGAGTTTGAAATCTGGCACCTCGAATGTTTTGATTGTGACAGTCTCCCTGCCGAAATAACAGGCGGCGCTGTTGAACAAGCAACAAAGGTTGTCAAACCGACCCGTAAAGAGAAAAAGGGACGGAAAGGTTTGAAGGGGTGACATGGCACGGACTTTTGTTGGTCTTGCTGTTCTTGGTTGCGTTGTCTGCGCTACTGCTTTGCTTGGAGCGTATCTTCTCGAACGACGCTGGAACCATGAAAGGTTCTACGAATAATGGAACTGATAACGGTTGCGGTCATTGGCGCTGTGGGGACAGTTCTTGCGGCGCTAGTGCAAGGGATGAGAAAAGAAAATCGTGACGATCATGCCATCGTCGCTGATTCGTTAAACCGTATAGAAACAAAAATTGATGGTCACATCAATGACCATACAAAGGGAAATGTTTAACTGCTAACTTCGGTCATCTTATGACCTCTGAAGACATCCAAATCCTTGTCAAGTACCTCGAACGTGCGGTAGTCCCGCAAGCCGAACAAGCCCAATTTGTAAAGGCTTTTGAGCATCTGCTGGCTGTCTGGCAACACCTTGCTACAGCGGCGTAGTAGCCTTTTCTTATGGCAAAAACAGTTCTGATTTGTCCTGACTGCGGCAACGCTTGGCCGCTGGACGAAGGCCGTTACTGTTGGCTATGCAAAAGCGAAGGTGAACCTGCAGGGGGCGACGATGACGGAACAGAATGACCACCAGTTTGTTCTCGTAATTTGGGCCGACGCACACGCCGGAGACGGTCATTGGGCAACACTTGACGAAGACGACAAAGAAGAACACCTCGTCGAAACAGTCGGGATGCTTATAGCAGAAGCCGAGGGTGGGAAACCAAATCATGCGACGGTCGCCCAATCAAAATCCCCTGATGGTTTCTACGACCACGTGATCCACATCCCCCGTGGAATGGTTCGTTCTGTGGTATTTCTGCAACGTTTTACGAAACCCCTTGACTGTGATACACCCCCTGTGTAAGGTACGGCCCAATCCGTAACACATACAGAAGGGGGCCTCATGGCACTTCACAGGTACCGTATCCAAAAGCCGACCCACGGGTCGGGAGACTGGCTAAACGCCCGGTTCTGGGACGAGAAAGGTAACAAGCGAGTTTCTGCTTCGGCAGCAGCCGCTATTTACGATCTCCACCCGTTCGTACCGAGGGACAAGTTTGCCGCCGAACTCATGTCCGATGTTCCACCACAGCCGGTCCCGCCGAACGAGGCGATGGAACGAGGCAACCGTCTAGAAGACCCGATCATGCAATGGGCATCGGACCGGTTGGCCACCCCGTACTTCACGCCGGACGAAATGTTCGTCGCCGAGTCGAAGGGCGGGGCCCGAATGATCGCCACCCTCGACGGGTTCTGGGAAGAGGGCGACACCCGCAAGGTGTTGGAAATCAAAACCACAACCAAGACATGGGAAGGCGAGTTGCCGGATTACTGGCGTATCCAAGGTGTCCAACAGGCGATCTGCGCTGATGTCACCGAGATTACGTGGGCTGTGTTCGATCCGTCGCTCCGTCTCTATTTGCACACGCAGGAAGTGACACCCGCCGAGCAGGCTGAACACATCTCCGCTGTTGAGAAGTGGCTGAACGCTATTGACCTTGGGATGACCCCATCTGGTGTCAAGTGGTCGTATGAGACGATCCTGACCCGCTACTCGCAGTCGGAACCTAAGACAGTAGAACTTGACGCTGATGTGCTGGAAGTGATCGAGCAGTTGCGTCATGTCAAGTCGGAGGCTAAGTCATACGCTGAACTTGAAGATCAGTTGAAGGCTCGTATCTGCGAGTTGATTGGTGACGCTGACACCGCTACCATCAACGGTGTCACAGTTGCGACGTGGAAGGGACAGACGAGAGACTCTCTCGACATCAAGGCGTTCAAAGCAGCGCACCCGGACATCGCCCGCAAGTTCAGTAAGCAAGTCAATACCCGTACATTCCTTTTGAAGGGGAGCAAATAACCATGTCAGAAAACTCAAAGCAACTACTCGATGTCCTCAAGCACTATGCGGTGCCGGACCCGAAGATCGTTGGCAAACTCCCCAAAGGTGGACGCCAACTCGATTTCGTCGGTCATGCCGACATCACCAAAATCCTCATCGAGATCGACCCGAACTGGCGTTGGGTGCCGTGCGGATGGGAAAACGGTCGCCCGTCAATCCACATCCACAACGGCATCGCCACCATGTGGGGCGAACTGCAACTCCTGGGTCAGGCCCGCCTCGGTGTGGGTTCCGTATCGGCAGATAAGGGGGACCTTGACAAGGAACTGGTGTCGGACTTTCTGCGCAACGCCGCTATGCGCTTCGGCATCTGCCTCGCATTGTGGACCAAGCAGGAATGGGACGACGTAGACCAGCCCACCCCAGCGAAGGGAGCAAAGTCTGGGATGGCGAAAGCCGCCGAGACAGCGGAACGGATGGCGGCCAAAGCGTCGAACGCAGGGCCGACACCCATCAGCGATGAACAACGCAACGGTTTCATTGCCGCCTGCGAAAAGGCTGGACTTGACCCGTCAGTTGTTGCCCGCAACGCCGGTCTCGACTGGGAGAAAGGCATCAACGAAAACGATCTCGCCGCTCTCCGGCTCGCTTTCAAAGAACTTAAATCGTTTAAGGAAGGTGAGTGATGGCAAACAAGCGCACAGTCGATCCGACTGCCGCTGAACCGTCAGCACGGATCATTGGTTTGCGTGTCACCCGCCGCCAACTGGAACAGATCGCCGACCTCTGCGAGGCCCGTAACGTGAAGCGCAGCAAACTGTTGCGTGACCTGTTGCAGCAAGCGTGGGAAACCGACATGCAACCGGAGCCCTTCTAGGTGGCTATCGGAAGCGAAGCCGAAATCGGTATCCGGTTCGGTCGTTTCGGTGAGATGACTGATGAGGAGAAAGATTTGTGGTTTTCCACGTTCCGTGAACGGTTCGGCGATGACCTGCTGAAGGGTTACGCCACTTTGCATTATCCGAAACGTCTTAAGGAAGAACGGGATGAGTAAGCAGAAACAGAAAGGGACTCGGGCTGAGAACGCTGTTGTCGAGTTCCTCCGGAGGCACGGGTTTCCGTATGCGGAACGTCGAGCCCTCGGGGGGATTCACGACAAGGGCGATATCACAGGCTGTGGACCGCTGGTAATTGAAGTTAAGGATCATAAGACGATCACGTTGTCGCAGTTCATGGCGGAACTTAAGCAAGAGGTTGTGAACGCTAAGGCCGATACTGGTGTTGCGATCATTAAGAAGCGTGGCACGTTGGACGTTGGGGAGTGGTATGCGGTGATGCCTGCTGCTTGGATTGTGGACTTGTTGAAGGAGGCTGGTTACTGATGAACGACCTGCAGGCTAAGCGTCTCATGCAGACGTTGTATGAGTTGTGGCAATGCGATGCTTGCGACGAGTATTCGGCAGTCTGGCACGATGGTTGCACTAATCCGTTGCACAAGATTACGGAGTGGTCGTGGGAGGAATATCCGTCATGAAATGGAAACCGTTTAACTCTGGTACGCCGTATACCTGTAAGGACTGTCCGGCGTACATCGAGTTGCAAGCAGAGCGGGACAAATGGCGTCAGGTTGCCGAGGCGTTTGCTGTCTCGGGTGATCCTGATTCATTGCGCTGCGCAAGCGATTTGTACGGTAAGGCGGTGCGTGGTGGCTGACGAAATCTGGGAGTATTACTACAACGACGCAGCCCGTTCCATTGAACTGTTACGCACAAAGATTCAAGAGTTAACTGCCGAGCGTGACAAGTTGAGAAACGAACTGACGCATCTGCGAATAGTTATGCGGTTTATGGAAAACGGCGAAGAGATATATACCCTTGAGTAAACCGTTCGATCCGGATTTGTATCAAGCCGACGACAACGCTAAATATGTTGTGATCGAATGGCTCGAAGCGAACGACTTTGAGGCTTGGGTGAATCCGGATCAATACGGTATTGACGTGCTCGCTGTCAAGGATTGGCTTGACTATGGGTTCGAGGTTGAAGTAAAACATAATTGGAAAGGGGATGATTTTCCGTTTGACACAGTTCATTTTTCTGCACGGAAACGCAAGTTCATCGCACCTAATCATTTCTTCACGATGTTGAATGATGATCGGTCGCTTGTTCTTGTTGTTGATGGTTTGACTCTTGCTGAGTCTTCTGTCGTAAGTAAAGAAACGAAATACACATCCGGTGAGCAGTTCATTGCTGTGCCGGTTAGTAGGTGTCTGATTTTTCGGCTAAACTGATCTGATCCGTTTCACGATTAGGAGGTTTGTATTGCCCCACACCTGACCTTGTTCCACAACGAAAGGAGCCACCATGCTAAAACGCATTCTGACCCCCCTCGCAATCACCGCATTCCTCATCCCTACAAGCCCCGCAGAAGCCTCTACAAGCCCCTCTGACGGGTTCAAATGCCCCGCCGCCATGAAGACCGCCCTTAAGGCAGGATTCAGCCGGAAAGACCTCCCCACCCTGGACCGGATCGTTCACAGGGAATCAAAATGCCAGCCAGGGGCCGTCGGCTGGAACTACCGCAAAGGCATGGACTACACCGACTGCCGCCGCCAACCATGGCCCCAATACCGCCAATGTGACGCCGTATGGTCCGCCGACTTCGGATACAGCCAAATCAACGACGTGTCGTGGCTCAGATACCTCCGAGACAAAAAGATCATCCGAACCACAGCCGACCTCCTCGACCCCCTCACCAACCTCATTGCCGCCAAAGCGCTCTACGACTACTCTTTATCCAAGGGGTACAGCGCATGGAAACAATGGGATACAAAGAGACCGAGCGGTTCTGGAAACGTGTCAACATCGGTGCCCCAGACGAATGCTGGGAATGGACCGGCTCACGGAGGAGCGACGGCTACGGCCACTTCTACGTCTGGGGTAAACACAGGGCAGTCCACCGTTTCTCGTTCTACATCGCCAACCTCTACTGGCCTCCGGTCGTAAGACACATCTGCGACAACCCTAAATGCGTCAGCCCACACCACCTCGAAGGCGGAACACAACAACAAAACGTTCAAGACACCGTGCTCAGAGGCCGCCACTACGGGGCCGCTAAAACAGTTTGCGTCCACGGACACGACTACACACCAGAAAACACTTACTATCGGCCCGACGGAAGCCGAGAATGCCGAATTTGCAGAAGGGAACGCAAAAATGCCTAAAACAGTCTGGACTTGTGATCGGTGCCATACAAGAATTACTCTTTACGTGACACCATCCGAACCTCCAACCCATGTCTGCCATAAGGCAGCAAACAAAACCAAACCATTAAAGAAAGAAGGGGAAACCCAATGAACCACATCACCATCCACGGCAACATCGGTAACGACTTCGAACTCCGCTACAGCAACAGCGGCATGGCAGTAGTCGAATTCTCTGTAGCCGACACCCACGGCAAAGACGACAAGAAGAAAACCACATGGCACAACGTGGTTTCTTCCCTTC